TCCGGTTCTCTTCTAGCGGCGCTGAAGTAAAACTTTAAGGTGTCGCCTAGGTGTGCGTCTACTAGCCACTTTTTAGTCGTTAGAATGTAACCGCTTTCTGCCACGCCGTAGAATCTCGAAGCTTTTGTTATTCTCATGCTATGCTACCTCTTTCATATTGATTAATTTTAACATTGTCTTGCCGTGTGCTGGGTATGCTATCACAGACACGTCTTGATTCCAACACGCGCGACACGGTCCACATTTGCCGTCTCTAGTACTAGACTCGCAAACCGTTAGGCTACCATTGTCAGAGCCTAAAGACGCTACAATCGTGCTTGTGTTGCGTCCTGATACCGTCTCACCTGTAACACTGTCGGACGAATAGCGCACGACAACATTAGGCAATGCTTCCATCTCAGCAAAGACGCCATGAAACTTGACAAACTTGTGCATCCGTGTGGGCAACCAGTGCTTGACCCATGGCGTGGCTTGCATCACCGCAAGGATTTTCTCGGCTAGTTTTAGACTGTACACGTCCCCGCTATCAAACCATCTAAAGTATCTATCGTTGTCTAGTTCCGCCACCATGTCAGAGACCCAATCAGTACGCTTCCAGTCTTTTTGATTAGATTCTCGTGGCTGTTTGACATTGGGGAAGCGATAGTTGCCAGTAGTCGCATAGCAACCTTTACAGGCGTCTACCAGTTTACCATTAGTCCCTACGCTACCCGCACAGGTTGTGAGTGCCTGTAGCGACCATGATCTGCAGGGCATCTTGCCAGCCTTTGATAGTCTGATTGTCATGTTGTGGAGTCCTATATAGTTAATTGATGCACCTATAGTATCAACTCAGTTGGACAATGCAAGCCTGATTGTTGTTTATATGTCTAAACATAAGCCAGACTAATAGTAGTCTGTAGGTCTACCAATGGTTGCCAATCTATGATAGGGACATGGGCCGCTATAGGCTTCTATATGTTGCCATAGGCTCCCCACTAGACCCACACGCCTAGCAATAAGTGTGCCAATGTTACCAATGGTATACTTCTTGCACGTTATGCAAGACCCATGCCAACTCTGGGCCATGCAATAAGTGTGCCAATAGTTATCCACAGGTTATCCACAGGCTACCCCTAGCAACTATCATGCCAACTCTAAGCCCTGCAAGATCCGTGCCAACTTTAGGCAAGCAAGAAGTGTGCCAATAGTTTCCAATGGGGTTGCTTTTAGGGGCGGGGGAGGGGGGCAGCCATTGGTTATTATTAGTAGTACCACCTTAGGCACTAAAAAGAGGCATTTTGGACTCTAAATGTAACTAATTATTATGTAATTCTGTAGATCAACTTCTTGAATTCCATAGATTTTGTAAATGATTGACTAAATGGTCAAATGGTGGGCTAATGGAAGACACAACAAGACAAATAGTTAGGGTTTCTACTAGAAAGTTCTTGACTTTTAACTAAAAATGTGCTATAATATACAGGTATACTAAGGAAGCATAAAGAGATTACTTTTAAGAAATTAATTAAAGTAATATTCTAAAGCTGCCTTAGGTATCTTAAAGTATCTCATAGCAATACTAGGAGGCAATACTTTTGCTTGAAGAAATACCCAAAAGAAAACGGGGTAGACCTAAAAAAGTCCTTGTTGAGTCTAACAAGAAGGGTGGTAGAAATGCCGTAGGTAGGCCCAAAGGTGACGCTGCTATCATTAATGAGTACAAAGCTCGTATGTTAGCTTCCCCTAAGTCACAGAAAGTGTTGGACAGTATCATGAATGCTGCTTTGGACGATGACCATAAGCATCAAGCAGCAGCATGGAAGCTAATGATGGACAGGATGTTACCCGTAAGCTACTTTGAGAAGGATAAGCTTAATGGAGGTAGGTCTTCCATATCCATCAACATAACGGGATTAGGTTCCCAAGAAACAACTATTACTGATAATCCTGAAGTTATGGAAGGGGAATACACAGAATATGAGTAAAGAGTTTAAGTATTTTACTTATGAAGAGTTTGACTGTCAAGAGACAGGTAAGAATGAAATGTCCATTGCTTTTATTCATCGTTTGGATGAACTAAGAGAAAAGTGTGGTTTTTCCTTTACTATCACCAGTGGCTATAGAGACAGGACTCACAGTGTGGAAGCTAAGAAGTCCACTGTAGGTCAGCATGTCTTAGGTGTGGCTGCTGACATAGCTGTAAAGGACGGTAATCAAAAACATGTACTTATTAAACATGCTATGGAGATGGGCTTTAAGGGCGTAGGGGTTGCTAAAACATTTATTCATGTTGATGACAGAAGGGGTGTCCCTGTGGTTTGGTCTTATTAGTGTCTGAACTAAATATTAACTTACTGCCATGGCAACAGGAGGTCTGGGAAGACCCCACACGCTTTAAGATCGTAGCTGCGGGTAGACGTACAGGTAAGTCCAGACTTGCAGCATGGTTATTGATTGTTAATGCTTTACAGACTGACAGAGGTACTGTCTTTTATGTCGCCCCTACGCAGGGTCAGGCTAGGGACATTATGTGGGAAACCCTAATGAGCTTAGGGCAGCCCGTCATAGCGTCCAGTCACATTAACAATTTACAAATAAAATTAGTAAACGGTGCTATGATCTCCCTGAAGGGTGGGGACAGACCTGAAACTATGCGTGGTGTGTCTTTAAGGTACTTAGTCTTGGACGAGTACGCAGACATTAAGCCTGACGTATGGGAACAGATCCTAAGACCAGCCCTAGCTGACCAAAAGGGTCATGCGCTGTTCATTGGAACCCCTATGGGGCGTAATCACTTCTATGACTTGTATCAGTACGCAGAACTAAGTGATGACGATACGTACAAAGCATGGCACTTTACCAGCTATGACAACCCTCTATTGGAGAAGGAAGAGATAGACACAGCTAAAAAGTCCATGTCCAGCTATGCCTTTAGGCAGGAGTTTATGGCTTCCTTTGAAGCCAAAGGCTCAGAGATGTTTAAAGAGGACTGGGTTACTTTTGCAGACAAAAAGCCAGAGTACTACGATTGTTACATCTCAGTGGATTTGGCGGGGTTTCAGGACGTATCTAAGAAGAAGTCTAAAAACACTCGTCTTGATAATACAGCCATTGCGGTAGTCTTTGTGAATGAAGACGGTTGGTACGTAGAAAACATTATCTACGGTAGATGGACTTTGGACGATACAGCACAGAAGATCTTCCAAGCCGTCAGGGACTACAAGCCAATCTCAGTGGGTATTGAGAGGGGTATAGCAAAGCAAGCGGTTATGTCTCCCCTAACGGACATGATGAAGCGTAACGGCTTCTTTTTTAGGGTTGAGGAACTAACCCACGGCAACCAGAAAAAGACTGACCGTATCATGTGGGCCTTACAGGGTCGCTTTGAGAATAATATTATACAGTTAAGCAAGGGAGAATGGAATAGTCGTTTCTTGGACGAACTCTTTCAGTTCCCCGACCCGCTAACTCACGATGACTTAGTGGACGCCTTAGCTTACGTGGATCAATTAGCCAAAGTTGCTTACGCAGGGGACTTTGAGCAATACGATGATTTTGAAACCTTAGACTCCGTAGCAGGATATTAAATATATGGAAGATTACAACGAAGAACACAAGCCGTTGATGATTGATGAGGCTTTGGAGGATTGGGTCATTACTAAATGTGACTCATGGCGGGATCACTTTGAAGCTAACTATGCACAGAAGTTTGATGAATACTATCGCCTTTGGCGTGGCATCTGGGCGCAGGAAGACGTAACCAGAGATTCAGAACGATCTCGCATCATTAGCCCAGCCCTACAACAAGCCGTGGAGAGTTCCGTTGCGGAAATTGAAGAAGCAACCTTTGGAAGAGGAAAGTTCTTTGACATCACTGATGATGCTAACGATCCTGACAAAGCTGACATTGTTTATCTCCGTAATAATCTGCATAAGGACTTTGAGAAGACTAAGGTTAGAAAAGCTGTTGCGGAGTGTCTTATCAATTCCGCTGTCTTTGGTACGGGGATTGCGGAAGTTGTTCTTTCCGATGAAAAAGAAATGATGCCAGCCACACAGCCCATTATGGGAGGGGATTTAACCGCTGTGGGTGTTAATATTGTTGACAGGACTGTCTGTCGCCTACGCCCCGTAATGCCTCAGAACTTCCTTATTGACCCCGTAGCCACCTCCGTAGAGGACGCTTTAGGCGTTGCTGTGGATGAGTTTGTCTCCGCACACACCGTTGAGCAGCTACAGGAAGCTGGGGTTTACAAGAAGTGTCACGTAGGTTCAGCAGCCCCAGACTTTGACATTGAGCCAGATCAAGACCTAACCACCTACGCAGACGACAAAGTACGTCTTACTAAGTACTATGGGTTAGTACCTGCTTACTTGTTGGCTGACGCTCAGGCTCAGTTAGCTAAGAGTAATGAGGATGACGATGATGACGTTGCTGAAGAAATCGTTGAGATGGACGGTGAGCTGGAAACTGATTCAGAAGAGTACTACGTAGAGGCCATCGTGGTTATTGCCAATGGTGGTATTCTTCTCAAAGCGGAAGAAAACCCCTACATGATGCAGGACAGACCCATTGTGGCATTCCCATGGGACGTTGTACCGTCTCGCTTCTGGGGTCGTGGGGTCTGTGAGAAGGGCTACAACAGCCAGAAGGCGCTGGACGCAGAGATTAGAGCACGTATTGACGCTCTGGCCCTTACAGTCCATCCTATGATGGCTATGGACGCTACACGTATCCCCAGAGGCTCTAAGCCTGAGGTACGTGCGGGTAAGCTTATCCTGACCAACGGTAATCCAGACGAGATTCTAAAGCCCTTTAACTTTGGGCAGGTCAGTCAGATTACCTTTGCACAGGCTGACGCATTACAGAAGATGGTACAAACCGCTACAGGAGCCATAGACTCTGCGGGTATTTCAGGGAGTATTAACGGTGAAGCAACGGCTGCTGGTATTAGTATGTCTCTCGGTGCTATTATTAAGCGCCATAAGCGTACACTGATTAACTTCCAAGAGTCCTTCCTAATCCCCTTTGTAACCAAAGCTGCACACCGATACATGCAGTTTGACCCAGAGCACTATCCTGTCTCTGACTATAAGTTTAATGCTACGTCCACTTTGGGCATCATGGCGCGTGAGTACGAAGTAACACAGCTTGTACAGCTCCTACAGACCATGAAGGCAGACTCTCCGTTGTATACGTCTTTGATTAGTGCAATCATTGATAATATGAACCTGTCCAACCGTGAAGATCTGATGCAACGCCTAGAGCAAGCAGGACAGCCCACTCCAGAGCAGCAGCAGGCCCAACAAGCCACGCAGCAGGCTCAGATGGAGTTCCAGCAGTCTCAGACAGCGGCCCTCTCAGGGCAAGCTCAGGAGTCTCAGGCAAGGGCGCAGAAGATTGCTATGGAAACACAGCTTATGCCTCAGGAGCTTGAGATTGATCGCATGAAGGCCGTGACGACTAACCTGAAGTCTGGCACTGAGGACGACAAAGAGTTTGAGCGTAGACTTAAAGTAGCCGATATGCTGTTAAAAGAGAAGGCTATGAAAAAAGCTGCACCTAACAACACTATCCCAATGCAACCGAGAGGGCCAAATGGTCAGTAACAGAGAACTAGAAGAAATTGTAGCACAAGTTAATCGTAACTTTGCTTTACTTTTTGAAAGACTGGAGGTTTTAGAAAGTGCCGAAGAAGAAAGACTCAAAGCTGGAAAGGGCGGGAGTAAGCGGTTACAACAAGCCAAAGAGAACGCCTAACCATCCAACTAAGTCCCACGTAGTCGTTGCCAAAGAAGGTGACACAACAAAGACAATTAGGTTTGGACAGCAAGGTGTGAGTGGTGCGGGTAAAGCCCCTACAACTGAGAAAGAGAAAGCCAGACGCAAATCATTTAAAGCTCGTCATGCGGCAAATATTGCAAAAGGTAAAATGTCAGCGGCTTATTGGGCCAACAAGGAGAAATGGTAATGCCAAAAGTAGGTGGAAAAAGCTATAGTTACGACAAAGCTGGTATGGCGGCTGCTAAGAAAGCAGCTAAGAAGACTGGTAAGAAGATGACAATGGCGGGT